CAGGGTCGTCACGATGAGGTTGCCCATCGCGCGCGTCTGGATGTGGGCGGCCGCGTTCTGCAGGGGCCGGCCCCCGTCCACCTTCGGCTTCCAGGCGTGGCCGTCGGGCGCTCGACCCGCGGCCGCGGTGCGCTTGATCTCGGCGTCGACGAGCGGCGCCGCCCTGGCGGCCACGCGCGCCCCTACGTCCTTGCTGCCGAGCGCCTTCATGCGTTCGATCATGCTGTCCAGCGCGGCCATGCCCGAGTCCGACACGTCAGCCTCCCACCAGGCCGTTGCGGCATCGGCAGGGCGAGCCGCCGCACTGATTGCACCAGCCGAACCGCCCGCGACGAGCGCTTGCCTGCTGCGAATAGGACCACTGGTAGGGTGAGCTTTCGCTGTACCCGAGCGGCCCCCCCGTGTCGACCGCGCTGCCCTGGTCCTCGCTGACGGGCAGGTCCCAGAGACCCTCCTGCGAGTTCGCGGCCTTCTCGAGCTGCTCGTTGGCGCGGTCTACGCGCTTCTGGACGCGGTCCCAGAGCGGATCGTTGGTGTTGATGCCATGCCGCGTCCCGACGTCGTCCGACACGAACGCAGTCAGCCACTGCAGGATGGTCTCCGGCACCGGCGTCGCCGCCGCGTAGCTGTTCGATGCGTCGTAGCTCGCGGCCGGGAAGACCGCGACCATGCCGGTACCGGCCAGCGAGACGCTCGCCGCCGTCGCGACTCCCTGGCCGACGTAGCTGTTCGACACGTCATAGGTGCCGGCTGCAAACGCCAGTGCGAGCCCCGTCGTGCCGAGCCAGTAGGTTGCCGCCGTCGCGATCCCCTGACCCGTGTAGAGGTTGCTGGTCGCGTAGGTGCCTCCCCCGAAGGCCGCCGTCAGCCCCGAACTGCCGAGCGCCACGCCCTGGGGACTGGTCTGCAGACCCGTGACCCACGTGCTGCCGCCGTCGAGGGAGTACTCGAACATCGCCGAGCCGAGCGGCCCCGCGGTCGTGATCCGGACCTGCGCGTCCGAGGGAAGCGCCAGGTTCGAGGTACCGCCGAGCGTCACGGGCGGCGGCGTCACGCCGGAACCCATCATCGCGGGCGCGATGTTCCACGTGACGCCCCCGGTTGCGCTCCACTGGAAGCGCGAGGTGCCGAGTGTCCCATCGGTCGTGATCTGGACCTCGAGCTCGGATGGCGTCGCCAGCCCCGACGCGCCGCTGACCGTGACGGCCGGCGGAGAGCTCCCCGATGCGGCGAGGGTCGGATTGATGTTCCACGTAGCGCCGCCGGTGATGCTCCACTGGAACGTCGAGGTGCCGAGCGGGCCACCCGTCAGCAGCTGCAGCGTCACCAGCAGCGAGCCGAGCGTAGGGGTGCCCTGTAGGACCACCGCGGGCGGAGTCAGCCCTGCGGGCACGAGCGAGGGCGCCTGCCGGCCCCACGGCAGCTGCCCGCCGTAGCGCTTGCGCAACTGCGAGTTGATGCGCGACGTGTTGGTCGCGATCGACTGCGCCGTGAAGCCTGGCGTCATCGCTTCGACCTCGTCGAAGTACGACGGGCGCAGCGGCGAACGGAGCTCTACTCCTGAGACGTCGAGATACGGGAAGGACACGAGAGGTGCCCTCCTTTCTCGTCCGCGCTTGCAGAGGGCTCAGCGGGAGCGCGTCTGAACCGTCGCCGTCGTCAGGCCGCCTTGACGCACCAGAGACCGTACGGGTGGCCGTAGTTGGCGGCCATGTTGCCCTTGTGGTGGTACTCGAGCATGTCCTCGCGGTCGAGGATGGCGTCGATGCCCGTCGATCCGCCCGTGTCGCCGCTGTAGAACGTCGTCTTGAAGGGCTCGAACATCGTCAGCAGCAGGGCGCCGAGCTGCGAGGTCAGTCCCTCCATCGTGACGGCGTACCAGGTCGTGTCCGACCCGGTGACGGTCTTGGTCGACCCGTTCGCGGCCTTGAAGGTGTAGGTTCGCGCGGCCGCGATCTCCTGCGCCTCGAGGGGCCAGCCGCCGGCCGAGCCGAACAGCTTGCCCATGGCCTCGGCCATGTCCTGCGACCCCGCGCCGCCGCCTGTCGCCGCGGCGGCGTAGAACTTCGCCTCGGTGAGGTGCTGCACCCGGACCGCCATGCGGGGCGGGTAGAGGATGTGCATCAGCTGCAGCATCCTGGGGTCCTGGCCGTTGGGCATCGGGATGCCGGCCACGTAGCCCGCGAGCTTCTGCAGGTTGATGATGGCCTGGTCGAGGTCGACCGAGTCGTCGATCGGCAGCGCGCCCGGGTACGCGCCCGCGGCGCCGCCCGTCATCAGGTTCGCGTAGCCGCCGTACGTCAGGAAGAACGGGTTGACGGGGTGACCGTTGACGGTCGGGTATGCGGTTGACCCGCTGTTGCCCTGGAGGTACGGAACGCCGTCGTAGGCGTTCGCCGAGCCGTCCGTGGCCGTCCCGTTGAGGATGATCTGCGCCGAGAGGCGCTGCGGGTAGTAGGCGCTGAGCGCGCCCCACTGCGCCATGATGGTCTGCAGGGCATCGAGCCCGGTGCCGTCGAGCACCATCACCTCGCGCTTGGCAATGCGAAATCCGTCGGTGTGCAGCGCGGGGAAGTACTCCGCGGTCTGCGTGACGAGCTGCTCGAAGGTGATGTCACCCGCGTTGATGAAGCTGCCGTCGGCCGGGGTGACCTGGCGGATGTTCGCGCTGTTGAGGAACCAGGTGACGCGCTCGCTCTTGCCAGCGATGTCGCTGACGCGCACGACCTTGTTCCACCAGATGACCCGCGAGGCGAGCATCCGCGCGAATTCGAACTCCTCGATGTTGCGGAGTCGTCGCTCGATCTCGAACGTGAAGGACGGGGTGAGTGCGCCGATCGACATTGGTCTTCTCCCTGCGGTTTCCTCTTCAGACCCCTGGCCTTACGAGGCCGACTGGCCGATCCACGGCTCCTGAACCCACACGCCGTCGCCGTTGACGTCCCAGACGCGCCCGGCCTTGCCGTTGCTGCCCGCGGTCGTCGTGACCTCGTGGTCGCTCGACAGGTAGACCGCCTGCAGCTGGTTGGAGATCGTGACGGCGCCCGAGCCCGTGACGGAGTCGTAATTGCGGCACCACACGGGGGTGTCGAGCTCGACACCGACGTTGGCCGGTCCCGCGACCTGACCATTCAGGCCGCTGATCCCCTTGAACTGCCCGATGGGGATGAGCGTCGACTGGCCCGCGTAGGCCGGGTACACGTACCCCGCATTGGCGGTATCCAGGCACGCCGCACCACCCTCGGTCGCCGTGTAGCCGGTCGGCAGGGACAGGATCGCGTAGGTGAAGCTCCGGAGCCAGGTGGAGCGCGCGGACGTGAGAGCAGCCATCGTTCAACCTTCGGGGTGCGGGGTGTGCTGGGACGTGGGTGGACGAGGGGCCTGTCAGCCCTTGCTGGGCAGGACCGTCGAGGTGACGTTCTGCGGCGAGCGGTGCGCGGGCACGAGGCCTTGCGCGAGCATCTCCTGCGCGCGCCGCGCGGCATCGCCGGGCGACATGTAGTTGAGCACCAAGCGGCTGCCCTCCATGACGGGCCCGCGGGTCGCGCCCTCGGAGGTCTTGCCGTCGAGCTTGTCGAGCAGACGCTGCTCGTTGCCCGACCACTTGCCGCGGCCCGAGTCGTCCCGGCCGCGCGTCTCGCCGCCCGCCATCGCGGCAGCCGCCGCAGCGGTCGCGTTCGCGCTGACGCGCGGCAGCTCCTTGACGGCCTTCTGCACGACCGCCAGCGGCGCGACGGCCAGCACGTCCCGCACCTCGGGCGAGATGTCGGGTCGCGAGGCCAGCAGCTTGTCGCGCTCGACGCGCTCGCCCAGATCGCGATTGCTCTTCTCGAGCTCCGCCATCTTGGCCAGCAGCGCATCGTTGGCGGCGCCGCCGGCGCGGGCCTGCATCTTCTTCTCTTCCTCGGCCTTCGCGGCCTTGGCCTTGTCGTCCTCTTCGGCGGCGGCGCGAGCCTTCTCTTTCTCGTCGGCCTCCGCCTTGGCCTTGTCGTCCTCGCCGTCCTTGGGCTTGTCGGCCGGCTTGTCGTCGCCGTCCTCGGCCGCCTTGGTCTCGGCCTTGTAGTGATCGGCGAGCATCTTCTTGGCTCGGCGCGCCACCTCGGGGTCATCGCTGCGCGTGGCTTCGGTCAGCTTCGCGAGCGCGTCCTCGAACGGGTCCGACGTCTTGGCCTGCGCAGTTCCCATGGTTGTCCTCTGAGGGGTGCGGAGCTTCTCGAGGAAGCCGCTTCTGTCCGTGATGCCGTCCACAAGTCGCCTAGGCTCGCCCTGCGCGGCCAGAAGCACCGCGCCGCGCAGCTCGCGGACCTCCTCGATCGGGATGCCGCGCATCTCTTGCACGAGCGCGTAGAAGTAGTCGCTGATCTGGTCGACCTGCGACTGCCGGTGCTTGATCTGCGGCTCGCTCGGAGCCATGTGGGGATTGCCCGAGAGCTTCAGGTCCGCGCCCGTCGACGGAATGAAGACGAACCGCAGCCCGAGCTGACGGTCCTGCTCGGAGGCGTCGACCATCATGTCGTAGACGCCGATCGACGCGACCTTCGCGGTGGGCGGCGCCCAGATGCCAGCCGTCGCCGCGCACGCGATCGCGTACGCCGCCGAACATGCCTCGCCGTCGACGAAGACGCCGAGGGGCTTGCCCGACTCGTCGCTCATGGCGCGCAGCGCGCGCGCGAGCTCGATGCAGCCCGCCGCCGAGCCGCCAGGCGAGTCGACGCAGAGCGCCACCGCGCGAGAGGTCGGCGAATCGAACGCCTCGGCGACGCGCTTTCGCAGCGTGTCGTAGTCGAGCCAGAAGGGATGCTGGTGCTGCTCGAGCGGGCCGCGCACCGACACGACCGCAACGCCGTCGGCTTCCTCGAATGGGGCGTCCGGGACGCCACCGAGGATCTCGAACTCGAACCCGAAGGCTTGCGGGGACAGGGCAAGAAGGCCCTGGGGCAGGAAGCGCTCGCGTCGCACGCCCCTAGCGTCAGGACAGCGTTTCTAGGCCAGCGTGGCGAGCCAGTTGTCGAATTCGCCCATCGACGCGATGACGCGCTCGGGCGGGTCCGCTGGGTCGACGACGAGCTCCAGCAAGTAGCCGGGCAGCCTCGCCGCGAGCGTGGCTTTCATGGCGGATTCCGAGGATGCCCAGAAGCCATCGTCGATGGCGACGATCGAGACCTCGACACCATCGGGGTCGGACAGGTACGCGGTCGTGGCGCTCATCGATGCGCGGCCGCCAGCGCACACACCCCGAGCACGACCAGCCAGCAGACGAAGATCGGCATCACTGCGCCGCCTGGTCCTCGAACTCCGCGTCGGGCGCGCTCGTCGTCTCGGCCTTGCCGAATCCGCGCCCCGCGCTCGACGGCCCGGGGCCGAGCTGCTTGGTCTCGGGCGCCGTCACCTTTTCGGCCTCCTGGCTGACCACGATCACGGGCGGGTCCTCCGAGCCGGGCGCCAACATCGGCGAGGTTGTCGTGAGCGGGATGCCGAACCGCGCCGCGAGCTCGTCGACGTTCGGCGCGCGCCCGTGCATCGCCAGCGCCTCGGTGACGGCCTTGATGCCGTTGCCGAAGCTGACGAACGTGTCGGCCATCTGCTTCTTGTCCTGCGGGGCCGTCGTGTCGTACTCGACCGCGACCGCGTTGCGCAGCGCCTCGATGCCCCATCGGCGCACGATGAAGCCCGGCAGTCCCTGCGTGTTGATGACGTGCGCGAGGCTCTCGGCCGTCTGCCGGATCAGGTTCTCGCTCATCATCCGGAAGATGTCGGCGTTCTGGAACCCAACGCCGCCGTCGAGCATCACGGTGTTGCCTAGCACGCACGTCGCGAACTCCTTGTTGCAGGTCTCGATGTCGGCCTGCATGACCTCGAAGCCGCGGCCGTTGCTCTCCAGCAGCTTCACCTGCCATCCCACCGGCAGCTCGAAGACGGTGTTCAATCCCCACGCGATGATGTTCGCCAGCATGCCGCGGCGCTCGACCTCGGTTGCGCCCACGGGCACCTCCGCGACGCGCGCGGGGTTGGCAAGCTTCGCGATGTAGTTCTGCCGCGCGTAGAACGAGTGTTCCTTCGCGATGAAGCTGCGGCCGAGCGCGGGCCAGAGTCCGTAGTTCCACGGTGTCACCCGCCCGCCCGGCGTGTAGAAGAGCCAGCACCGCCCGGTCTCGTCGGGCATGCCGGGCACGATCGGGATGAGCCCCGCGATGCTGCGGTAGAACCACTGGTTCTTCTGCCAGAGGTACCAGACGTTTTGCGGGAGCCGCCGCACCATGACGGGGAAGTCGCGCCCCTGCACGGGCACCATCTCGGCGACGCCAATCCCGCAGACCAGGCCGTCCTCGCAGAAGCGCGAGAGCTCGTTGGTCGGGAACATCTCGTCGAAAACACTGCGGTCCGAGCCGTTCTTCGACTGCAGGACCTCGATGATCTCGCGCCCCTGGTCAGTAGACCCGCCGTAAAAG